TTATTAAAGCTATTGCACCATATGCAACTGCTATACAGAGCATGATGTCAAATCCTCAACTGTTTGGTAAGTTCAAAGCACTTATGAAACAAGCTGAAGCTGGACAGCAACAAGCTGAACCTGAGCCAAAGTAATGGCCGCTAACGGAATATCAACACTAGCAAACAAAAAGCTAAGACAAGATACTAAACTTGCTAAGGCACTTGCAAAGCGTGAAGGCAAAACAGTTGCCGCAAATGGTACTATTAGTGGATCAACAGATACAGATGCTGTTTCTTACAGAGCAAGAAATACACTTGATGCTACACAACTACCCACAAGATATAAAACAGACAATACATTAGACAATAATGCTAACTCAGGCGGACTTGTAACAGGTCGTCCTTGGACTGCTTAACCAGCTCTAAGACTATTTAAACCCCCCCTATATAAATATTTGCATGATACCAAACGTGCAAAACTTAACCTTCAGCGAAACAGCCGATGTATTTACAATGATATATCCTGAAGCTGAAACAATTAACCCAATACTCGCAGAGAAGATTCGAGCCCAGGGTGACCTTCAATATAGAAAAACAAACGTTCAAGCTGACATGACTAAATGGACAATGTTTAAAGATCCCGATTTTGAAAAGATAATTAATTTTGCAATTGACGTTGTCAAAGCTGGTCTTGACTTACCAAATTTAGGAAAGTATGTCGTTACTGATTGCTGGGGTGCATTATATAAAAAGGGCGACAGTTGTAATGCCCATGCACATCACCCTGCAATTTGGAGTTTTACATATTATGTAGATGCAACACCTGAAGATAGTCCTTTAGTGTTTCCAACAAGCGGCAATGCAATATATCTAAATTCAGGACTTATGGTTGTATTTCCAGGGTGGGTAACACATAGCGTACCAGAACAAAAGAACGATCGAGAAAGAATAGTCGTAGCGGGCAATTTAACTATTGAGCGACCACAGGCCGAATAAGTTGTTGACAAACAGTTTTAGTTCGTGTATAATGTATATAACAATTAAGGAGAATACAAGTGAGTGATAGAACATACGGTGTTGAAGAAAAAGCTAAACTAGAGCGTTTGGTTAATGAAGGTGCTAACGTTATGCAAGAGATTGACGATTTAAGTGCAGGTCTTAAAGATACTGTTAAAGCAGTAGCAGAAGAACTTGACATGAAACCAAGTCTTATTAACAAAGCAATTAAAGTAGCATTCAAAGGTGATTGGCATAAAGTTGCTGATGAATTTGATGATTTAGAGACTCTTGTCGCAACAGTCGGCAAGGACAAATAGGTTTGAATAACGTAATCAAATTCTTTAAAAATAGCTACAAACTAAGTCCTGTTGCATTCTACTGCGAAATGGTTGAGGCGTTGTTCTTAATCACTGCGAGTGCAATTTTGAGCTTTACTATATTAGATCCTGCAACAACAATATTTGTACCACTATACTTAATTGGAAGTGTTTTGGGTATTGTTAGTGCAGTTATTAGGCAAGCGGCATTTGTAATTATCCTATGTAGTTGGTTCTCAGCAATGAACGCATGGGCATTAGTACAGTTGTTTATATTATGAAATATATGGTTGACATAGACGGAACAATCTGTTATAATAGTAACAGTGAGTATGTATTAAGTGAACCTGACGTACAACGTATACAGCATTTTAATAGGTTGTATAATGAAGGCAATGAGATACATTATTGGACTGCTAGAGGCGGTACAACAGGCAAAGATTGGAGTGAGCTTACTAAAGACCAGTTTGCAGAATGGGGTGTATTGTACACAACATTAAGTTTTAGAAAGCCGCATTATGACATTTGGATTGACGATAAGGCACGAGAGGCAAAAGAATATTTTAAAGAAGAAGGTAATCGTCGGCCATAAGCGACACTATTGGTATTTGTCAGCCTCAAATGACATGCAAGGAGAATATATATGAGTTATGTAGACGCACAATTTGATCGCGACCAAGACGTTATCAGAGTTGTGGAACGTAAAGACGGCAAACGATCTTACACAGAATACCCAATTAAGTACACCTTCTATTACAAAGATCCTAAGGGCAAGTACAAAAGTATCTACAGCGATCCCCTAAGTAGAATTATTTGTAAAAATACAAAACAGTTCCGTAAGGAACTTGCAATCAATGCAAACAAAGAATTACTCGAAAGCGATATCAACCCAATCTTTCAATGTCTAAGTGAAAACTATTTAAACGTAGAGTCACCTAAACTAAATGTTGCGTTCTTTGATATTGAGACTGACTTTGATCCAGAACGTGGGTTTGCTGATCCTAGTGATCCGTTTATGCCCATTACTGCTATTAGTGTACACCTACAATGGTTAGATACTCTAGTTACATTTGCAATACCTCCTAAGGGGTTAAGCATGGCAGACGCAGAAAAAGAGTGCGAAGAATTTCCTAATACTTACTTGTATGAAAAAGAGTCTGATATGCTAGAAGCATTTCTTGACATTATACAAGATAGTGATATACTAACAGGTTGGAACAGTGAAGGATATGATATTCCTTATACTGTGAATCGTGTTGCTCGTGTACTAAGCAAAGATGATACAAGACGTTTTTGTTTATGGAAACAACTTCCTAAGAAACGTGAATACGAAAAGTATGGAAAACAAGCCGTTACTTATGACCTAATAGGCAGAGTGCATTTAGATAGTTTAGAATTGTATCGTAAATACACCTATGAAGAACGACACACATATAGACTTGACGCTATTGGTGAACTAGAAATTGGTGAGAACAAGACAGTTTACGAAGGTACACTTGATCAACTTTACAACAATGACTTCCGAACATTCATTGAGTACAACAGACAAGATACTGCACTACTAGACAAGCTAGACCAAAAACTAAAGTTTATTGATCTTAGTAACGAACTTGCACATAGTAACACGGTGTTGCTACAAACTACAATGGGTGCAGTTGCAGTTACAGAACAAGCAATTATTAACGAAGCACATCATAGAGGCTTACAAGTTCCTAATAGAATTAAACGTGAGCCAGGTAGTGAGCCTGCGGCAGGTGCGTATGTAGCATTTCCTAAAAAAGGTTTACACAAGTGGATTGGTTCAATGGATTTGAACTCACTATATCCATCAGTTATTCGTGCGTTGAACATGGATCCGGCAACAGTTATAGGACAACTACGTCCTGATTTAACTAACGCAATGGTAGAAGATGCAATGACACTTCAAAAGAAATCATTTGCTGGTGCATGGGAAGGCCGATTTGCTACAATAGAATATGAAGCAGTTATGGAAAAGCGTAAAGACATTAGTCTTAATGTAGACTTTGAAACTGGCGAAACAGTTATAATGAGTGGTGCTGAAATGCACAAGTTAATATTTGATTCACACAAGCCTTGGATGCTAACTGCTAACGGTACTATCATAACTAACGAGTTCGACGGAGTTATTCCTGGACTACTTAAACGTTGGTATAGTGAACGTAAAGAATTACAAAAAATGAAAGGCAAAGCTCTTGATGCTGGTAACAAAGTTGAAATTGAATTCTGGGATAAACGACAGCTAGTTAAAAAGATTAACTTGAACAGTTTGTATGGTGCGATTCTTAATCCAGGTTGTAGATTCTTTGATCCACGTATTGGTCAAAGTACTACACTAACAGGCAGAGCTATTGCAAAACACATGAGTGCAGAAGTTAACAAGACTATTACAGGCACATATGATCACACTGGTGATAGTGTTATTTACGGAGATACTGACTCTGTGTACTTTAGTGCTTGGCCTATCTTACAAAAAGATATCGAAGCAGGTAGTATTCCTTGGACTAAAGATAGTGTTATTAAACTTTACGATCAAGTTTGTGAAGCGGCTAATACTACGTTTCCAAAGTTTATGGCAGATGCATTCCATTGTCCAAAGAGTAGGTCGGACGTTATTGCGGCTGGTCGTGAGATTGTTGCTGAGAGCGGATTGTTTATTACTAAGAAACGTTATGCGGCACTTATATATGATCTCGAAGGAGAACGTATGGACAAAGACGGCAAACAAGGTAAAGTAAAAGCAATGGGTCTTGATCTTAAACGTAGTGATACACCTGTGTTTATGCAAGAGTTTTTAAGTAAGCTATTACTTATGGTGCTTACAGATAATGTTCAGCAAGACATACTTGATGCTATTACAGAGTTTAGGACTGCATTTAAACTTAGACCTGGTTACGAAAAAGGTTCGCCTAAACGTGCAAACAAGATTGGTGAGTATCAACGTAAAGAAGCGAAGATGGGCAAAGCAACAATGCCTGGACACGTAAGAGCAAGTATTAATTGGAATACACTTAAACGTATGAATGGTGACAAGTACTCACAAGAGATTGTTGATGGTATGAAGGTTATTGTTTGTAAACTAAAAGGTAATCCATTAGGATACACAAGTGTTGCATACCCTGTAGATGAAATGCATATACCACAATGGTTTAAAGACTTACCGTTCGATGGTGACACAATGGAGTCTACTATTATTGATAACAAACTAGACAACTTAATTGGTGTGTTGAATTACGATCTTGCAAGTACATTGCAAAACAATACATTTAATACGTTGTTTGACTTCGGAGAATAATAATGGCTGTACACGGAATGATAGATTTAGAAACACTTGGCGTTGAGCCAGATAGTGTTATAATAACACTTGGTGCTATTAAATTCGATCCGTATACAGATGAAGATCCACACTCAGGATTGTATCTACGTTGCGACATCGAAGAACAAAGTGAAAAGTATCATCGTACTATTGATGAGAATACACTTGAATGGTGGGGTAAACAAAAGCCGGAAATACGAGATGAAGCATTTGGTGAACACGAAGATCGTGTAAACATGGAGCAACTTACAAAAGCAATTAATAAATTTTGTGTAGGAGTAGATCAACTTTGGTGTCAAGGTCCATTGTTTGATTATGCTATTTTACAAAACTTATACAAAGGCGTTGGTAAGCCGTGTCCATGGAACTTTTGGCAGATTAGAGACAGTAGAACATTGTTTGCTATGATGCCAAGTGATCCACGTAAAGCAATACAAGAAGAACTACACAACGCATTAGCTGACTGTTACTATCAAGCTAAGTGTGTACAATCAACCTATAAACATTTTGGAGTAAAATCGCGATGAAGATATTACTAACAGGACATAAAGGGTTAGTTGGTACATCACTATATCCTGCATTAACTAAATCAGGTGAACACAGAGTTATTGGTATTGACTTAAAAGATGGTAATAACTTGCTAGACTGTTCTTTGGATTATGATGTTGATCTAGTAATTCATCTTGCAGGTGAAAGTGGAATACTAAAGAGTATTGAAGAACCAGAGATGTATTTTCAAAATAATGTGTTAGCATCTAAAAGATTGTTTACTCATTTTAAGAATACTAGAATTTTGTATGCTAGTTCAAGTACTGCAAAAGAACCTCACAGAAATCCTTATGCATTAACCAAACATACAATGGAAAGAATTGCACCACAATTAAGTCTAGGCATGCGTTTTACGACTATATACAGTAACAATAGCAAACTTAGGCCGAACATGTTTATACCTCGATTAATACGAAACGACATCCCACACGTAACAAATCATAAAAGAGACTTTATTCATGTAGACGATATTGTAAGTGCAATACTTACATTAATTAAAAACGAAGATGTAAAGGGTATCATTGACATCGGAACTGGTCAATCAAACTCACTCAAAAGTATTACTAAAGAATTTGGAGTATCACCCAAAGTTAAAATGGATACCCCACATGAACGGACTGATAATGTTGCTGACATATCAGTATTAAAGGATTTAGGTTGGAGCCCTGTAATTGAGCTAATGAAATTCTTAAAAGACAAGAAAGAGCTTGACTTTTCAGAAGAACCTAAATATAATAGTATATAACAATCAATGGAGAAATGTTAAAATGAAAGATATCTTACAAGACGTTGTTGCACATACACATTCGTTAGGGTTCTTAACCCTTGTTAAAGTCACTGGCGAAGATGCGGCAACTACAATCGAATCAATGGCTGAAGACAGAAGTGTTATTCTTACTGCTACAACCAAAGCATCAGTAAATGAATTTAAAGGAACCTTTGGTATGCCTAACTTAGATAAGTTAGCACTACACT